TCATTAAAACAGACGCTCCAAATGGCTTTAAGCACTTTGAGCGTTCTCCAATGAGAACAAATATGGAAGCAGATTTTGATACAGGTAACATGAGATTCAAGGCTCGTGAGCGTTATAGCTTTGGCTTTAGCGACCCACGTTGTGTTTTTGGTTCACCTGGAGCATAATTTGTGTTAACATAGGGCATGGACATTTTTCATGTTTTTGCTCCTTAAACTTGGAGGCGGCGCGAGTCGCCTCTTTCTTTTTGTTAAATATGTGGTATTGTGTGTTTATCCCTGACAGCGGCATGGGGCTGCTGACTCAACCCAAGACAGGAGATCGACATGGGTACAACAACTTTTTCAGGTCCAGTGTTAGCAGGACCAATTAAACAAACCACGGGTACAACCCTTGGTTCAGATATCAAAAACACAGGTCATGTGGTAATGTCTCAGACATTTTCAGCAGACTTATCTGGTGGAGCGTTAGCTGCACAAGTTACTGACGTTGTAATCCCTGCAAACTCTCAAATTATTGACTGTGTTATTGATGTTATCACGGCGGCTAATACCTCAACAAACTTGAGTGTTGGTGATACTGTAGGTGGCGCAGCTACTATTTTGAACACATTTGCAAGTGGAACAACTGCGGGTCGTAAATATCCGACTACAGAAGCAGGTGCGGCGTTAGCATGGCAAGATACAGGAACAGCAGATATTCGCTTAACTGTCACTGCTTCTGCTTCAACAAATGCTGGTCTGGTTCGTTTTACAATTCTGTATGCTCAAAACAATAACCTAGCGTAATAGGAGGCTAGTATGGCAGGTCCAGTACAAGCATTTAATTTTACGCAAGGAGATTCTGCGGCTGTTGTTGGCCCCGCACGTTCACGCATTCGTCAAATTGTAATATTTGCAGACGCGGCAGGAGCTTTTACAATTAAAGATGGAAGCGGTTCAGGCGCTACGTTACTTACTCAAACCTTTCCAACAGGTTTGCATCACTTAAATATCCCAGATGATGGGATACTTGCTACAAATGGTGCGTTTGTGAGTGCGTTTACAGGAAGCAGCAATCAACTGACGATCTTCCTATCTTAAAGGTGCAATATGGCTCGTAAAAGAGACAAAATGCCTGCAAGAAACAAAAAGAATTTCCGCCCCACGAAAAAGGGGGCGGGAATGACCAAAGCGGGTGTTGCTGCTTACAGACGTAAAAATCCCGGTTCTAAGCTTAAAACAGCCGTAACGGGTAAAGTTAAACCCGGGAGTAAAGCTGCTAAAAGACGTAAATCATTTTGCGCTCGTTCAGCAGGGCAAATGAAGAAGTTTCCTAAAGCTGCAAAGAATCCCAACTCACGTTTAAGACAGGCTAGAAAAAGGTGGAAATGTTGAACAAACAAGTCACGATAGCTCTCATAACAGCTTTCATCCTTGGCGTTGGAGGTGTTGGTTATAGTTGGGCTGATTGGGTTACAAAGACTCTTATTGCAGTAGACAAGAGAACAGAGGTTATGGCCTCTCAAATTAGTTTTATCAAAGAACATATGGAGAGAAATTATGGCAATGTCGAGGGCGCAAATGCGACAACAAGTTTCCAAGCCACCTTCAAAAAGTAAAAAAACGCCGAAAGGCTTAACTTACTATAGAAAAGGTGGAAAAGCTTCTGCAAAATCAAAAGGTAGTAAGATCTGTCCAGAGGGAAAAGCGTGGGCGAAAAGAACGTTTGATACATACCCTTCAGCATATGCAAATTTAGCAGCGTCTAAATATTGTAAAGATCCCAACTACGCTAAGAAGTCCAAAGGCGGCAAGCGAAAGGGCAAATAATGATTAGCAAACAAAAAAAATCTTCTGTTAAAAAAGTTATAAAAGGTTTGAAAAAAGCCTCAAAATTACACGCCAAGCAAGCAAAAAGCTTAAAAAAGGTTATTAAACCTAAAAAAAGGCGTAAATAAATGGGAGAGCTTAAAAAATGGTTAGACCAAAAATGGGTAAGGATAGGTACAGATGGTAATATCAAAGGTCCGTGCGGTACTTCAAAAGATAAAAAGAACCCTGACCGATGCCTTCCGGCATCTAAGGCACGTTCTCTTTCTAAAAAGGATAGAGCAGCGACTGCAAAGAAAAAAAAGAAAGCAGGATCAAAAGGCAAAACAGTCGTTAAAAACACCAAAAAAGCAGAAGTCAAGTTCGCAGAAAAAGGTGGTGAAATCAAACAAACAAAATCAAAAAGGCCGTTCAGAGGAAAGGCCAAAAAAGGCACAGCCGTAGCAAGAGGTTGCGGCGTAATTATGGCGAATCGGCGTAAGCGCACAAAGGGTGCTGTTACACAATCTTGAAAGGAGAAGACTTATGGCGATGAAAAAGAAAGGCTACCGTAAAGGTGGCAAAGTAAAAAAAATGATGAAAGGCGGTTCTGCAGGAGGTAAAAAACCTAAGAGAATGATGAAAGGTGGTGCCGCAGGCGGTAAAAAGACCCGAATGATGAAAAAGGGTGGAGCCGCAGGTGGTAAGAAGCCTATGATGATGAAAAAAGGTGGTAGAGCAGGCGGTGCAAAGAAAATGACCGTGGCACAACTCCGCGCTGCTGCTAAAAAAATGGGGTACAAAGTAACTAAATCCTAATGCCTTATTTACATAGCAATATACCCTATTTTAAAGCATGGGTTCGCCGTGAATACACTCATAACCATGAAGAGTATCACGGCGAATTTTTACATGCTATGGTTGTTGGCGTTACATCAATGCCAAACAGGTGTCTTAGCTTTCAGGTTATTTTCACTGGTAGTGAAGCTGAAGGTGAAGAAGAGGATACAGTACACGGTGGAGCAATGTGGGCTAGAATGCCTATAACCGCGTTAGTTGCCGACATTCCTTTAGATGAATGGCCTGAACCAATGGAAACTTATGATGCACAGCCTTGGGATTGTGCTTCGTATAATCATGCAGTGTATGTAATAGACCGTGCTACCCCATGCCCTTGGTTGGCAAAGGTAGACGGTGAAATGCATCCTGCTAAATACCTTTTTACAGTTGATTATGCAGAGAGCGAGATAGCAGACGATCCTGCACAACACAAACAAAGTCACGTTTTACAATTACTGGACGCGGGAGAGTGGACAGGTAATATCGTAGCTTTACCAAATAACAGAGTAAGAGTAACGCACCCTGCATGGTTTCAAGCGGGAGAGGGTGCGCCTGATTTTAAACCTTCACAACATATACACTATTCAAAAAGTGATTTAGACTATACATTGGATGTAAATCGCATTTTTGATAATCTTTATAACGAGGAATAAAAATGGCTGTATCAGGATCAACAGACTTTGAATTAGATGTAGCTGAGTATGTAGAAGAAGCCTTTGAACGTTGTGGTTTAGAGGCTCGTACAGGCTACGACCTGAAAACAGCCAAAAGATCTCTTAATCTGATGCTTGCTGATTGGGCTAATCGCGGTCTAAATCAGTGGACTATAAAGCAGAGAACACAAGCATTAACAACGTCTGATGGTGAATATGACATGCTAACAGACGTTATTGATGTTCTTTCCGTTGTTGTAAGAAGGGACGGAACAGACTTTACAATGGATAGGATTAGCAGGGATACATACCTTGCTATTCCTACAAAAACCACAACAGGAAGGCCAACGCAGTTCTTTTTGGATAGACAATTAACACCGAATTTAAAAATATGGCCTTTGCCAGAAAATAGCACAGACGTTCTCGTTTACGACTGTTTAACAAGAATAGATGATGCTGATGCTCAAGTTAATACAATGGATATACCTTTTAGATTTTATCCATGTTTATCAGCAGGTTTGGCCTATTATATTGCTTTGAAACGTGCTCCAGAGCGTGTGCAGATGTTAAAAGCGGTATATGAAGAAGAAATGAGAAGAGCGATTGATGAAGATAGAGATCGTGCTTCTTTTCAAATTACACCAAGTTTAGGAAATTATCGCATTGTCTAAATTTGCAACAGGTAAATACGCTTACGGTATATCAGACCGATCTGGATTCAGATATCGGTTAAAAGATATGCGTAAAGAATGGAATGGTTTGCTTGTTGGTAGAGATGAATGGGAAGAAAAACACCCTCAATTACAACCACTTAGGGCTATTCCTGACCCTCAAGCATTAAGAGATCCAAGGCCAGAGCAGAATTTAGATGAGCAAAGAGATATACAGTATGGATACGATCCTGTTGGATTTAGAGATATACCCGGAATAACACCACCAAATAATTTAGTTGCTCAAGGAGAGGTTGGAACTGTTACGATAACCATATCAGACACAGGTAATGAATCAGCTAATCCCACGGGAGTTTCTGCAACAGGACAAGTTGGCTCTATTTCTTTTGCACCAAAGTTTGACAGTACATCCGTTACGTTAGACTCAACATCAGATACATTTGACGAGGGATAAAATATGGCAAAACAAACAGTGGGTATTGGCTCATCTGCTAACGACGGAACAGGAGATACTCTTCGTGCGGGTGCAGATAAGATTAATGATAACTTTAACGAAGTGTATGCTGCTCTTGGAAACGGCACAACTCTTACAGACATAATTGATTCAAATGGATTACTAAACGTTAGTTCTGGTGCAAACAAAATTGTCTTCTACTATGCAGCTTTGAGTGATCTTCCAAGCGCGTCAACATACCATGGCGCTGTAGCGCATGTGCATGCAACCGGGGGACTGTATTTTGCGCACGGAGGGGTGTGGATTCGACTTAATGATGAGACAACTGGCCCTGTTACTAAGTACACAGCAGGTACAAGCGGTTCATCTGCATATACTTTTACTGGTCCCGGGGCTACTGCGGGTAACAATCCAAACTTTACTTTTTACAAGGGTCACACCTATCTTATAGACAACACTGCAAATGTAAGTAGTCATCCTTTGCAAATAAGAACATCTAATGGCGGTTCTGCTTTTACTACAGGGGTTACAGAAAACTTTAACTCAACAACGGGACTAACACAATTTATCGTGCCGCATGAACCAAGTGATACATCTCTAGTATATCAATGCACAAATCATAGTGCTATGGTAGGAAACATAACAATAGTGTGATGACATGAGCTTTACATACGATCAACTTAAAACAGCTATTCAAGATTATACAGAAAATGATGAAACAACTTTTGTAAATAATCTTGCATTATTTATAAGGCAATCTGAAGAAAGAATATTAAAAAACGTACAGCTTAGTTTATTTCGTAAAAATGCCACAGCTTCTACGACTGCTAGTAATAAATATTTAGCTTGTCCCGGAGATTTTTTAGCACCGTTTTCTCTTAGTCTTGCAGGAACAGACGGAGATAAGTTTTTTATAGATTTTAAAGATCCAAGCTTTTTACAAACATATACCCCAGATTCTACGACTACGGGATCTCCAAAGTATTATGCTGTTTTTGATGTTGATAACTTTATATTAGCGCCAACTCCAAACACTACATTTACTGCAGAGCTTCATTATTTTTACCGTCCTGCAAGCTTAACTGCGGGATCAGGTAGTGGAACTACTTGGCTCAGTATAAATGCTGAATTATCGTTGTTATATGGAGCACTTGTTGAAGCTTACATTTTTATGAAGGGCGAACAAGATATGATGGAATACTACGATAAAAGGTTTACAGAATCTTTATCTGGTTTAAAAATGCTTGGAGAAGCGAAAGAAACAACAGATGAAT